CCTTAAAGAAATATCTATCCTTAACTACAGCAGATACTTGTAATTTTTGAGAACCTGGAGAAGGAACAGTCGCTGTTCTAGAACTCCAAATATCATTAGTATAAGTTAATGTCTCTGTACCTGGAGTCATTGTTATAGTAGCATCATCAAAGTCTAAAGTTTGTAGACCTGCATCACCTAACGCAAAATCAGCTTCACCTATTGTCATTGAAGATCCAGTAACAGGAGTTACAGAAGTTCTGACAAATCCTAATTGAGTATTAGTTTGTACACCTTTATCACCCAATCTAGTAGAATCAGCATTCTTATCTACTTTTAAATTCCATCCATTATGGTCAATATAATCATACTTGGTTAAATTATTAGTAAACCAAGCAGTGTCTGTCCAAGCAAATCCTAATGCAAATGATGCAACAGGAGGTAAACTCGAAATATCAGAAGGTACAGTTACAGTAACTGCTCTATTTCTCAATCTAATATTATCAATGAAGAATTGACCTTGATAATTTTGACTGAAATCTGTAGCACCAGCACCAAAACCAACCTGGTTACCAAAGTACAAGTCCTTAGTAGCAAAAGAAGTATTTGATAATGTACCACTTATTACTTCTATACCATTAACATATGCTTTAAATACATTCCCTTCTTTCCTTACCGCAATGGTTTGCCAACTATTGTCAGCATACATTGTTGTTTGTGTGGATGATTGTCCAGAACCATTAATTAACTGAGTTGTTTGATTGGTAATAACCATCTGCAACTCACCAGAGGAATTATCATATCCTAACCATAGTCCACCAGTAGCATCTCTAGCACCACCGATACCCATTATAGTTTGGACATTTTGTGATAAAGTCTGAGATTGTGACCCAGATTTGTATATAAAGAACTCTAAAGTCCAATCATTTGCTAATGTTGTACCTAAATCAGATCCAGCAACCTTAAGATAAGAATTTTCCCATGTAGAACTAGACCCAGCTGGTTGATAACCATAGATCTTTGCCATATTATCATCATAAGTTATAGCATTACTTGCTCCAACTGAAGTTAAAGTATAGTTGCTAGTTAGATCTGTTTGCTCATTAGCAGCAAAATCGAATATAAACTCATTCCTATTCCATTGAGTTTGACCAGAAAGGTAAATATCACCAGAATTATCAGTATTAACTGAATGAACGGTTATACCTTCAATACGGTTTTTATTAAATTCATTAGTTGTATGATTCTTAATAATACCATTATATCCAATCTTAACTGAATCTACAGTTTTAACACCAGTTGTAGTATTGTCTCTACTAAATGCAACGTTTAAATCTCCAAATATATCGATAGAACTCCTATCTGCCATAGTGATATCTCTACCAGGAGCAACATAACGATAATTCCAAATTATATCACCAGATCTACTAACTTTACAAACCCAGAAACTATCTTTCTGTGTAGGATCAGACTTAAATCTTAATGAACAAGAAATATAACACTCATTAAATTCGTCAAAGACAAGACTACCATCAACTAATGAATATACAGATGTACTATACTCTTTAATAAAGTCTATATTAATTGCACTTGTAGTTAAAGTTGCTTTACCAAATGCAAGATTAACATCGGTAGTAGCTTGATTTAACCCTACTTCCATTATGAAGTATAATTCTGTAGCTCCTGAAGTAGTAGTTATGACCTTCATATCTACAATCTTTTCAGATTTACTAGTAGATACAAGCTTTCTCTTAATAGCAAAATTACCAGTACTATCAATAGATGCTAAGAATGCATCATATGGGTTACTGGAATTTGTATTAGTATAACCACCAATAATGAAACGAGTATCACTCCATTTTTGAATTGAAGATACATAGTCAGCACGAGTAGCACCAGAGATACCAGCATATCCTTTTTGGAACTGTAATCCAGCACTCAATCCATTTTCTGTCTGAGTATACTTAGCAAGTATAACATCTGGATTATATGCATTAAGTAGATTAGAATTTGGCTTATTATTACCAACCACCCAAACATCAAGACCATCTACATAAAGTTTTTGAAACTCTGTATAGTATTGTCCATCAGTACTCTCTAGAGTATTCTCCCACTCTTTAACACCTGTAGCAGACAATTTAGCAACAAAACCTACTGTATTTCCAACAGCATCTTTTGTTTTACCACAAATAAAGATCTCTTTATTATCACTAACGTAAGTATCATTAATTTTAACATAATTCTGATTTTCAACTTTAGAAAGATAATAATCCGCTTTCTTAAAGACCTGTGGATGAGATAATATAACACGAGGATTAGATGTATATCCAGAACCAGAATTTAAAATATTAACTTGATCAATAGCACCAACAGTTGATACAACTGCTTCTAATTTTCCAGAAGTACCATCACCATCAATTGTAATAGTTGGTGGAATATCTGTATTGTATCCAGAACCTCTTTGGTCAATAACAATCTCTTCTATACCTTTATATTGACGAACTACAAACGTTTTGTTTGTATTCTGCATTATAGGAGTATAATCTATATAAACAACATCACCAGCAATTAGATTATGAGGATCTGCTGTCTGTAAGACACCATAATTAGCACCACTAATATTCTCGAAATCATATGAAGCAACTGCTTCACCCTTGATTTTTGAAATACGAGCAGATACACCAGCTCCATCAGTATCGGTATTATCAAATATTAATCTATCATCTACCTGATAATTCTTACCTGTGTTCTCAACAGTAAATCCAGTAACAGAAGCATCTTCAAATTTAGTTGTTGTTTCAACTTCAATATCAACTTTAGAGTCAAATTTAACTTTAGGGAAGTAATCAAATAACTGTAAAGGTGACTCCTCAAACATTTGATCGGGGTCAGCAGTCTCTTCTGGACCTATAATTCCATCTCTATTTTCATCCTCTACTTCAAACAACAAGATCTCACCATCTTCAGTTGTTAAAGCAGCAGTAGAAGCATTAGGAACCCTTTCAACATCAATATCAACATTCTCATAAGGGTCTCTATAACGTACAACTCCAGTTGGTATATTCTGCTGAATTGCATTTGCACTAAGGTTCCATTCATCAACAACAGAGTTGAAACTTGGTCCTATAACATATGGGAAAAGTGGACTACCTGCATCAGTAGCATCAATAGTAACGAAATAAGCATAAGCACCATTAGGGAAGTCAGGAGTCTTACAAAAACGACCATTATACTGGTCTAAGTCACCTAATCCAAAACTATACTCATAGTCTTCTACAAAATTACCAGCAGGTTCTTCTGTTAATAATGGACCAGCAGTTCTATTTGGATTTGGATTAATAGTATCATCATAAATTAATTCATCCTTTAATTTGTAAGAAGTTCTAAGTCTTACGGTAGCAGAACTTTGGTCAGTAGGATCAACGTATCCATAAGGACCGTAAATTGGATTACCATCAAATGCCCAACCGATAATTGGAGAGTGGGATAACTGCTCTTCTTGTTCTAGAATATTTCCTGTACCAATTTCTTCATAAAGGTTATCTCCAAGGATATATCTCATCCTTTGAGGATTGGATAGGTGAGCATACTCACCACCATACTCATTATTGTAACCAGTAAATACAGAACCTTTAGCAGTATCAAACTGTGAAGTTGCTTGAAGGTTATAATTCCATTGGAATACATTTGCAGTAAAAGTAGCATTTTGACCAACGGAAGTCAAATTGATAATAGTACTACCTTGGATGTAGTTAATACCTTTGTTAACAATCTCAATATTGGTAACCCTACCAGCATTTTCACCGTCTGTATCAATAGTTGCTCTTGCAATTGCACCAAATCCAACACCTTGAACAGATACTTCAGGTGCAGTAGTATATCCAGATCCAGCAGAAATGATAGCAATAGATATAATTCTACCATCATTAACAATTGCTTGTGCAACAGCACCTTTACCAGAACTTAGTGTTACTGTTGGACTTGAAGTATATTGAACACCACCATTAGTAATACCAATAGACTGAATAGGTCCACGAACAGATGCAGTACCAGCAGCACCATTTCCACCACCACCAACAATAGTAATAAGTGGTTGTGAAGTATACCCAGAACCGCCTGAGTTGATTAGAATACGTGAAACTGACCCTTTAGTGATAATAGCAGTTGCAGCAGCACCAGAACCACCTCCTCCAACGATTGACACCAATGGAGATGAAGTATACCCAGAACCGCCATTAGTTACAGTAATTTCACTAAGAGAACCGTTAACTACAACACTTGCAGTTGCACCTTCTCCACCACCACCTGTCATAGTAATTGCAGGAGGAGATGCAGCATCATATCCAGATCCAGAATTAGTAATACTAACATCGGTTACAGCACCAAAGGTTTTTGCTTCGGTTGACTTATAAGACCAAATTGATACACCATTTACCCAAGTACCAATCGGACCTGAAGAAATAGCATTCTTAGTTGAAATTGTAGTAGGTACTTTAGGGAACCTATTTAATTTACGTTGATTACCTGGAAGTAGAGCAGAACCAGGGAATGGACCTATCTCATAGTTAGGAATACCTGTAGAAGCAACATAAACGTAATTATCATTAAAGAATGAGTTTTGTATGTTAGTGGTATAAGGACTAACTGCATTATTAACAGCAGAGTTGACAGATTTACCTTTATTAAGGTCAACAGATACTAAAATATTACCCTGTGGTATAACAGTAGCAGGTTGAGGTAGATTATACTGGAATATAAGGTCGCTATCCCTAGAAGTTACTAAGAATGTTCCGTTATAGATGATTGGGTTAGCACCATAAATGGTAACCTGATCTCCAACCAATAAACCATGAGGATTGGTACAAGTTATAGTAGCAGACTGATTATTAACACCGCCATAAGTTACAGTGTCAACATCAATCAATTTTTTGACGTTATACAACCAAGTAGTAAGATCTGGACCAATACCAGTACCACCAAGCTTGGAAACCGTTAATTTATCTCCAGGTAAGTAATAAGAACCTGTATCTGTTAATGTAGTTTGTTGAGCATCAACAATACCAACAATATTCATTACAACTTCTTGAGCAGTTCCCTTATTAAGATAAACTCTAAAGTTTGATGTTACTTCAGTAGCAGAATCCCAATCTTCAACTACATTATTGACTGAACGAGTACATTCAATAAACTGGTTAAGTGATTTCTCCTTATACTGTACAAGTTCTGAACCAGTTCCAGTACCGATTAAAAATTCACCGTTTCTTTCTGGCCAACCGATAGTAGAGTCAACTGTAATAATACCATCGGTAAAATTCAAAGGCTCTGCAAGTTTAGTCTTATATGGAACTGTAAACGTACCATTAATAGTTTCTTCAGAAAGAACCAATTCATATATTGTTAGTTCTGAAGTTTTAATAGAAATAAAGTTTTCTACAAGAGCACTTGCTGCTTGAACATTATCATCTGCTATATCTCTATCTTGTATTAATAAAGCATCTTTTATATTATTAGAATCACCACTAACCAACGTTGCCCTAAGAATTGTATCAATAGACCAAGTAGCATCAGAAGGCTTAATTATTTGGTCTTTTGGATATGAAATACTTACAGTTTCACCATATAATAACTTAAAGAGATAAGCAATACTATAAGAAGTACCTTTAGAAGCATAAAAGTCCTTAATAGTCTTAATTGCTGTTCTAACGTCAATTTGAGAGTAATCTAGAGAAGGTACATCAGGTAAGAACTGTTCTGTATACTTATCAAGCAATCTCTTGATGAATAACGCATCCAAACATTTAACAGGAGTATCTGTAACTGCTGTAGATGCTACTGTAACATCAGAGAATACTGCATTACCATCTTCAGAATATTCTTTAATACCACTTGCTGCTCTAGCACATCCTTCAAATTTTGCTTTACTATATCCAGTACCATTTTGATTTACTGTAAATCCAGTAACTTCATTAAGTCCAACTGTAGCAGATGCTTCTGATGAAGGTGGTTCTTGAATAAAGATAGTTGGAGGTTCAGTTGCACTATATCCAGAACCAAAATTGGTTATATTAATATCAATAATCTGACCATTGAAAATAGATGCAACAGCAGTAGCTCCAGTACCACCAGCATAGTTACCAAGTTGATCTACTCTTTCATCAACAATATAAACTGATGGAACATCTTGATATCCACTACCACCATTTAAAAGTTCAATATCTGTTACTCTTCCATCACCATCAACTTTTGTTTGGAGAATTTGTGCTCCTGTTGGATCTACAACAGCAACTCTAGGAGTTCCTACGTACCCTTGACCAGCATTTAATATCTGAACAGAAGTAATTCTTCCGTCTGTTAATACTGCTCTTAATGATGCTCTAATGCCATCTTCTTCAGTAGGTTCATCAACATAAATGTCAGGTACAGTTGTATAACCAATACCACCATTAGTTACAGTTATACCACCACTAATAGAACCGTTAGATATCGTTGGAGGGTCAATTTTACCGCCTCCAGGTTGCCTAAAGCTAAGTCTAGGTGTGAATGTATATCCACTACCTGAATTAAGTACTTCTAGTCCACTAACAGCACCATTTGTAACAGTTGCTCTAATACTTGCTGTTGTAGAACCTGGTTTTGTAGGTGATTGAACATCTACTAGAGGTGGGTTTGTATCACTATACCCATATCCTCCATCAAGAAGAGAAACACTCTTAATACCATTAACTAATGCTGTTGCAGCTGCCCCAGATCCATTTTCAGATTTAATAGAAACTTTTGGTGGATATTCAAACCTATAGTTACTACCATTAGTATTTGTAGAAATACCAGTTAAAGTACCAGCATCATCTATACGTGCATATCCAATAGCACCTGCACCAAAAGAAGGAATTGGTGCTTCAACAGAGTATAATGATAAGAATCTACCATTTAAAGGTGCGTCTTTAAATATAAACTGATTTCCATCAATAAAGAAGTCTACTTTTGGAATAAGAAGTTCATTATCATAAATCGCTAAAACATACTCATCTATAACAGGTTCGTATGAAGCACCATCTCTTGTTATAGTAAATTGACGCTTACCTTCACCAAAACTATTAGATAAATTATCAATTGCAACAATATTACTTTCAACAAAACCACTCAAATATGTAATGAAAGTTAAATCTGCTCCATCAGCATCGAGTTTTGTTCTAGGAGCAGTTGTGAAGATTATATCAGTACCTTCTACAGTATAATCTATATTAGGAATTAGAATCTCACCATAAGACTGTACAATCAAATGTTGTGCAGAAGGTGGAGCTACGGGATTATTTTGAGAAGTTAACGGGAATTTTTGAGTAGTTCCATCAAACAATGCCAATGGACTTGCAAGACCCAACCACTTTAATTTAACCTGTTCGTATGAAATACCTGGACTTAAAGCAATATTAGGAGCATGACTTACAGATTCATAGTAAATTACTTCATCACCAATCAGAATAGATCCATCGTTCTCTAAAAATGGGTCTACACTCTCTACAACTACTGTATCAGTATCTACTCCAAGAGGTTCTACTATCTTCGTTGCACCATCAAGTATTCCTATATCCAGTTTATCAATATCCAGATATTGTAAGAAATTGTTTAAAATATTTTGTCCTAGTCCAGTTTTCTCCTGCGATCTATAATAATATTCAATGAATTTATTAAAGAGAGGATACTCATCCTCAACGAACGCTGGAGTCAGTGACTTAACTGACTGGGAGACTTTATTGATATTTGCCATCTAAGTTAGAAACAACTAGAAGTGAGAGAACCTGTATTATTAATTGAAGTAACTTCAACTAGAGTTGGTGCTTGATTAAACACCTTTGGTGTCAAACTATTTAGAGGTACAGTAGGAGGTGGTGTTGTACCAACTGGAGCTACTGTGACTTCAGGATTAATGACGTTGATTATTGTTCCAGGAGTTGATGCTGGAATAGTAGAACTGTTAGAAGGTATAAACAGAGTTGGCAACTGCAAATCTGTTGGTAATAAAGTAATGTCAATTACACTACCTGTGCCAGTAACAGCATCAGAAAGATTTAAATTGGTAGTTGCTGGAACATTATCTCCAGCTCCTATTATATTAATTGGTCCTATGCAAATATCACCAGTTTCATAATTTATAGAACCTGCGGAAGTATTGGTGTATACCTTCTTATTTCCAGTATTATAGAAGGTTCTCAACTTACCAAAACCATCATCTTCAAACTGTTGATCAACACCAGGTCTATCTGCTGTTCTAAAATTACCAGATAGTATCACTGGTTCTTTCTTACAACCAGTAGTATCACTATCAACGTTACTTGGAGCACTATCATATAGGGATGAACCTGTTGATATGCAATAAGTATTAGTTTGATTTGTTTGAGGTTTAATATACTTCAAAAGTGATGTTTGCACAGAAACATCACTAATTGCCTTATTAGATAAGGTAATTGCTTTCTGGAATTGTTGATTTCTAAATGTTGAGTTAAAGTTATTGATTTGAGTTTGAGTTGCCCAATCATTAACAGAACTCTGTATATTAGTCTTAATTTCAGACGTATTGTTAGTTACTCCAGTATCATATAAAGCAAATACTTTAGGATATACATAAAGTTCATCTGGGTCAATAACTACAGGGTCAATAGATGCCATTGCATAACTTCTAAGATCTGAAGCAATAGTCTTCTTAGTAGCATCATTTAGAGATGAACCTGTTTTGGTCTTAATTGCAATATAAACCTTACCGTAAATTGGTGGATTTAATGAGTCACCACCATAAGCAATAACAGAATCTGCATTAGAATATATTTTCTTAGTAATTACAGCATAATCTTGTGCTGTAACTGCTCTATATTGAGAAGAGTAATATCTAGGAGCCATATACTTGATAGACTCTACAGTCTCAGAAGGAGACCCTTGTTGCGATTTTTCCTTTGTTGTTAAAGTAACATCACCATTTGAGGGTTTAATTCCAAGACTATCTTGTAGATCTCCAATAAATGTAAATTTCTGAACTTCATTTGCTTCTTGACCAGAAGTAACTAAGTACTCTAAATTAATTATTTCACCGTCTTTAAGTTTTCTACCAACACTATCATCACCAAACCTTATTTCGTATCTTTGGTCTTCTCCTTCAGCAATAAAGTAAACCCTAGTTGTAGCAGTCAAATTAGTAACTGTATCAACTAAATTGTACAAATCTGATGTAGTAGATGCTTCGTTTGGTTTAACAGTAACCGTTAAAGTGTCTATATCTGCATCTTCAGCAGGAACTATGTAATTTTGACTCTCAAAACTACTTACAGTATATGAAAAGTCTACAATAGATCCTTCACGAATCATTAGATTATCAAATATTGCAATACCAGTGGTCGTATTAACCTCTACAGTAGTATCAGCAAGTACATTCCATATGTAATTACCTCCACTTGCTACAGGCCCCTTAGAAAGCGTTAAACTACTAGGATATGCACCATTTGTTTGTGAAGTTTGTACCTCTAAATGTAAACATCCCTTAGAACATGTAATTGACCTTGGAACGTAGTTTAAAAGCTTTGCTATATTAACAATATTATCTCGCAATGTCGCAGAAGGAAGAAATGCCTCATTCATTGACATATTAGCATTAAATGCACTATAATAAGTGTTATATGCTAAAGTATCGATAAGATAGGACAATCCTGACCCTTCAAAATCATAATCAGAAAACTCATTTCTAGTTCTCAGATAAGTTTTGATAGATGATTTAATATCCTCAAAATCTAATGCTGTCAGATTATTCGGTTGCATTATCCAGCTCTTTGTAAAACAAATTTAACTTCTTCAACAATAGGTATACCTACAATTTGATATGTTATAGTTACTGCTAGTTTATTATTTCCCGAAAAAGGAACAGCATTAACTTCTCTAAGTTGTACTCTACTTTCATGTTGATTAATGGTATTTATTATCTCACTCTTAATTGCGTCTACACTAAACGCATCTAGAGGTTCAAATAACATAGCATATACTTGGCAACCTATAGTGGGTTGAAATAATTTCTCACCAGGTGATGTCATTACCAAATTTCTGATAGACTGTTTTATAGCATTATCATCTTTGACGAGAGATACATCGTCAGTAAATGGATTTTTGCCAAAAGCCATACCAATATCTTTAAATGATCTAGACTTTGCTAGATCTTTACTACTAATCGGTTTCAGTGCCATTATCTTTAGGTGACTTATTATTAATATCTCTTCTCATCAATTTATCACTTCTGGGGTCTGTAATCAAATACTTACAGTACTCCCACCCATTCTTTTTAAACTCATCGCTCATATCAACTGGTCTATTAGCAACAGACATAATATTAGGAGATATCCTTTATTATTTATCGTGGATAACAGTCCTTTCAAAAGAGATATTAAATGAGAGACTTATTCTTTCATTATCAGTTGTATTAGTCTGAATACCATGCATTAACCATCCAGGAAATAGCATTAGGTTTCCTTCTTCGGGTTTGTACTCATGACGAGGAGTTAAATTAGAAAATAACTTAGATGTGCCTAAATGAGGGTTTGGAGTTTCAAAGAATAAATTTCCATCCTCTCCATTGGTCTTAATATAATAAACACCCGATATATCAGTTGCACCATGATGGTGTACATGTCCGTAATTACCTTTTTTGAATAAAGAGAACCAAGATTCTGTAATTGAACAATTTCCGTTATAATTTAAATATTGGCAATAGTTTATGATATGTTTTGATAGTTCTTCAACAAATACATTCATTTGATGATCCTTAACTACATTCAATTC